TTGCTCAGTAATAAGTCTTGCTGCTTCTTTAGAACCTACTCTTTTAGCAAGTTCTATTGTAGATTCTTCTTTGTTTTTATTTTCCGACATTATTTTAATAAATCTCCATAATAATCTTTTAAAGATTTATTAGAATAATTTTTATCATTCATTTCTATTTCTATAAACTTACCCATACAGGCACCTTTAGGTTTCCAATCTTTTCTTTTCTTGCCTGAAGGATCTTTTATTTTACCAGCACATATTTTTGAAGCATAAGCATTTGCATAGGCACTAGGATAAACTGCAAACTTTCTTTTAGCTGCTGATTTTCCTCTAGAACATAGTTTTGTCATTATTTTTTCTTCCTTTTTTTATATGCAAGCATAGCTCTAGATGGTTTTGCTCCACGAAGTTTTCCTTCTATTTGTTGAGGTATTTGTGATCTTCCTATTGGCATAATTAATATACTATATTATATAAAATTATATCATTAAACTCTTACATTTTCAAATAATTATTGATTTTCTTTAGTAAATAAATCAATAAATTCTTGTTTTCCTATATAATTCCAAACCTCATTTATTTGATAACTAATATTCAATCCCTTATGTAAATTTTGTAAAACTAACCAATTTAAAGCTTCTACTGATAATTTTTTTCCAGCTTCTTTTGCTTGTAAATAAGATATATTATTTTTTTTTCTTCTAGTTAAAATAATTCCAGAAGTTTTTGGGTATAACCACTCTGGAACGCTTAAATTTTGTAGCCACTCACATTCAAAAGTTTGACAAGATTCTGGTCTTTTTCTATATATACTACATCCATTATTTTTTATAAAATGACAATTTTTTCCTGGGTACATGTCATATCCATAAATTTTATTAGGTAACCATCCTTCACAACATTTTGTACAACCATCACATTTTCTTTGATTTTTAAATATATTTTCTTTCATATTATAGGTGAATAAATAATTTTATTATTTATTTTTTCTGCCTTCAAATACTGCTTTCTATTGCCTTCTTTTGAATAACTACAATGAACCCATCCACTATTAGGCTCATTTTTATTCCAAAACTCAAGTATGCATTGGTCATATTCAAGATTCTGTGTAATAAAATCTGCAAGTTCTTTATTTGCTACTCCAAATATCTCAAAGTCTGCGGCTTGTCCTTTAGTGTGCTGACTTTTAGCTGAAGATCCTATAGCTTCACAAAGTGCAACTGATCTATATCCAGAAGATACAGAAACAGGCATACCATAATAATCTCTTAATGGTTGTAATATTTTTTCACAAAGTATTTTTAAATTTTCTATATGTTCTTCATTTGGAATATTATCTATCCCAAGTCTTATTGCTTCTTGAGACTTTGTTAATTCATTTAATGTAAAACTTTTACTTATTATCATTTCTTAATTTATTTATAACCTCAATAACTTGTTTTTCATATTCTTTATTTGTAGAAAAGTTATCTAAAGTTTTAGCCATTGCAATAGGATTTCTATTTAAGGTTAATTCCCTAACTCTTCTAAATTCTGCATACACTTTTTTTGTATTTAGAATTTCTATGTAATATTTAACAGAATCACACTTACTTTTAAAGACTCTAACACGCCAATCTATATGTTCTGGTTGTTTATAGGGCAACATACCTTCTTTTGACCATACTCTTATACCAAATAGGTTGTGTCCTTCACGTGCAAATCGTGATTTTCCATAATCACTTTCTACTATAGCTTGTGCAACTATAAGTTCTGTATTTATGTGTTTATTTGTGGGGATGTCAAAATTGAGATAAGCGATACACTTTTTAAGGGAGGTAATGAATTCTTGGTTGTTATTATATTCAAACCTCGGGGGACCAAATCCTAGGCTCTTGGCCCAGGCGATTGTGGCGTTTTCAGTTTTCTTCTTGGCGACGGGATTCGGAAAGAATGTACCTAATACAAACGCTAGTAGAGCTACTATCAAATACTTTATTACTATACTCTTGATTGTCATAACATTTACATTGATTTGAGAGACAGCATCCAACTGTCAGATTGTTAATACAATTAATCTTGCTTAACTTCTTTAATTCTTTTAATGCCATGTTTATCTACTTCAACAACAGCTTTTATTTCTTTACAACTCCAGTCAACATTGATCCCTGGATTTCTTTCAACTTTTCTTTTTTGTTCTAAACATTCTGCAATATTTGCTTTAGGAGAATATCCTTCTAACTTACCATTCATATACATTAATAATGCAAATACAGCTTCAATCATTATTTACCCCTTACATTATCTAATTCTTTTTCTAATTTATCTACTTTTTTTTCTAATTGAGCTATTAATACTTTAGTGTGTACATTTTCTTCTAATTGTTTTGAATGTTTATCAATTGATTTAGCTTGATACTCAATTAACATAAATAATTCTTGGTTCTTAGGAGTTTGTTCTGCTTTTTTAAGTAAATCTTGAGCCATTAACTTTTCATTAGTCTCTAATCTATTTAATCTTTCAACAATACCAAAATAAGTCCACACCGCTACAACAATAGCAGATACAATAGCAACTATATTTTTAATAGGTAGTGCTATATTTGTTTGATCACTTAATTTAAATTCGCTACTCATTTATTTTTTATCCTTATTTATTATATCATAAAAAAAATTGTCTGTGTCATCAGTTACAAATCCTTTATTTTCAACATTCCATTCCGTAGTTGTAACTTTATAATCTGGCCAATGTTTAGAAGTAGTAAAACTACTAATGTTCCACAAAATACGATTATTAGGCTGAGCTGCATAATTACCGTTATCAAGAGCCAAAATATGTGCACACTTATGTTGATCAGGAATTTCGGAATGTTCAGTATCCAAGATATTAGGTTCTGGATGTGCCCAATCAATTGTAAATAAATATTCTCCATGAATAAATTTTTTATCCTTTCCTAAATATTTACAGCGTTGTCCGATTAAAAAATCAAAAGTAGTAATAGCAGGATAATAACTAAATGAATTCCATAACTCAAGATCTTCGAGATCTGGAGATTCCATTTTTCCTTGATGCATAGTACCGCTGTTTCTTCCTTGAAGAAAAGCACTGATAGGAAGCCTCCAATATATTGCACCATTCGTAAGTAAAGCATGAAATAAGATTGCACGCCCTGGAATGCTTGCAATAGCAAAGACCACACAATCTTCAGTTTCGCCATAATGTTCTCGTAAGTCATATAAATATTCTTTTCTTATTTTACAATAAATTGGTGGTATGTTAGCATTTAAATAAGACATTACAAGAAATTAAATTTTCTTATTTTGCCTTACTTTTTTCTTTTTTTTAGGATTAACTGGTTTAACTGCTCCGCCTCTAGCCATTTTTTCTTCTTTTTCATCTTCTTTCTTTTCTTCAGTAGAAGGGGGTGGAGTGTATCCAGTTTGTGTTGCTTGTGGAAATAAAGCTTGTGTATAATAACTTTGTTCGTAAGTTCCTGGTTTACCTTGATATATATTAGATTTAGTTGCTAAAGCTCCGCCTAGTGACATCTTTGCAACAGCTTTACCTGTTCCTCTTAATTGGATACCAAACTTACGCATTTTATTATTTATCTATAAATAATGTTATATTTAATGAACTTGTATTTGCTGTTACACCAATACCATCTATAATGCCAACACCATTTCTACCTGCATATAAAATACCATCTTCTGGAAGGCTTAAAGTTTCTGTTCCACCTGCTCCAACAGATACTGCAATATAAACTTGTGTGTTAACTGAACTACTAACAGTTGTTGCATTTGCTAAACCATTAATTATTGCTATTCCAGCAGGTCCAGTAGATTGAGCCATAAATCCTCTTAATCTTGTAGGACCATTAAATAAAACTTTACTTGCTTCACTAGAAAAACATACGACTGGTTTTACATCACTTTTACTCATTTAAACTCCTTGTAATTTAAGGAGCTCTTTCGAGCCCCTTAAAAATTAATTTATTACGCTACTTGTGAATATTCAATTACCCATCTAAATGAACCACGCGCTGTTGGTGTAGTTGTATTAGTGATATTTAAATATATGTCTCTAGCTGCAGAAGCATACAACGGACTTGCCGCTGGTGCTGCATCGCTAGCAGTAGTATTTAACAAAGTTGTATTGTAGTAAGCTCCAGCTGGAACATCTGTTCCACCATCTAGAATTTCATCAGCTGCAGTCGCTACGATTTGAGCTCCTGAAGATGAAGTTCCTACTTCAAGACCAATGTCTCCTGTTGCAACAGTTGCTGCTGTAACACACAATACAGAAATTTTAGTAATAACTGTATTTGCTGGTTGAGCAAATGTAGAAATACTATCTCCATTAGTTGCGTTTAAAGTACCTGTAACAATACCTTGTAATACAACAGCTGGCGAAGTTATAGCTGTGCCATCTTGATTAATTACAAAATTGTTTGTGTATGCCCCAGTTGTAGAATTTTGAGTTGCCCCAACAAATCCACCTAATGATCGGACTGGACCCGAAAATGTTGTTAATGCCATATGTTTATCTCCTGTATAGCGGTTATCGTTCTGTAGTCTCTATACCGTCTGTCTAGCCAGTCTACAAAACTAATTATATCTAGATTATTTATTATTATAAAAGAAAAAGGGGCCAAAGTAAACCTTGGCCCCTTTTGTGGAAAGACTTAATTATTAAGCCGCTCCTGGTGTTCCGAAGATTCCTCTAGGGTCAGACCAACCGAAGCTGTATCTTTCTCTAGCTTTAAATCTAACGTTACCAGTGTCAAAATCGCCTTCAATAGCTGTTTTGATTGGACTTCTAACAAAATTTTTCAATCCGTTAGGAGCATCTGTAATGATAAAGAATGCATCTGTATCAGTTAAGAAATGGTTGATTCTGTAACCTTCAGGAATCATTCCCATATTTAACATTGCATTAATGTCATTGTCAGATGTAGATGTTCTAAGTGGAGATCTTAAAACTCTCTCAGCAGTAAATTGTAATTCTTTTGGAATAATTAATTTTCTACCTTGAAGAGCGATTTTCAATCCTCTTTCATCTACAAATCCTGCGATATCAATTAACGATTGTTCTAAAGAAGTTTCGTTAAGATCCGCTGCAGTAGCTAAAATGTTTGAAAATGTTGATCCATTAGCAAGAGGGTGAGAAGCGTTTAATAAAGAAACACCATCACCTCCGTTGTATGAGCCAGTAGTATCAAAACCATTATTCAAAATGTTAGCTGCTATTGTTTGTTTAGTTTGTGACATTGAACGAGCTAAAGCTCTAGTGTATCTAGAAGCTAATCTATCGTACAAGTTATCTTCAATAGCTTCCTCAGTAATAGCAAA